CCAGCTTCTAGGTATCTCAAAAGGTTCAACCACATGGGCTGTTTTACTAAATTCTGGAAAAGCCGAGTCTTCATAAGCATCCCAATCTCCATCTAAAAACTGTTTACGTTGTGCTTCTGGTAAAGATGCAAGCATGATATAATAATCATCAGTCTGCATCAGATAAGGATTGTCTTGTAACTTAGCTGGTATAAACCTTCTAGTTATATACTTTTTTCCGTTGGGTGTATCTATCCCTACATTAAAAGCTGTATTTGGTTCAGCAGGTTCTACAAACATTTCTTTTACCCACTGTGATCCAACATTACCTGGATTACCTGTTGCTCTTAAATATACAGGTATATCTTTATCAACCGATCTTAAAGAAGATCTTAGAAAATTATATATATCTGGCGAAGGATATTGTGGAAGTTCGTCTATTCCTATCCATGTGTAAGACTGACCTTGGTAACGTAATACGTCTGTCATATTCTCTGCGTAACCAAACTCGATCTTTGCCCCTGATGGGAATCGCCACTCTTTTTCTTGTTCTCTCCATTTTGCATTAGGAAATGCTTTTGAGTATAATAGCTGAGACTTTTGAATTAAGTCTCTTAACTCAGGCATTGTCCTCCTCACTAGGAGTGCTCTATGATTTGCCTTTGTACAATAGCGAAGCGGATCGACTAGCATCGCATATGATTTACCACCGCCTCTTGCTCCACCATAAAATACTTCTCTTTCAGAAGCTGCAAGAAATTGTGTCTGTGGACCTGAATTAGGTTTAAAGATAACTTCTTGGTTTTGTACATGCTCTTGTACATTCTTAGGAGCACTCTCGATTATGTCTTCAGTAAGAAGTTGAGTTTCTTTACCAGTAAGAGCTTTGTCAATAGTTAACAGTTTCTTCTTGGTATTTTCTGCTGCTTGTTTTGCAGAACGTAGAGTTTGTTCTGCTTTAGCTACCTTCTTACGAGTGCGAGCTAGAATCTGTTTGACTGACTTCTTGGCTTTCTGTTGTACTATTCTCTTCGGTTTCGGTGGTGCTATTTCTTGCGAGTCTTTTTCTGAGTCCGACATGTGATATGTATCTTCCTGTTTTTCTATGTAGCCATTGGGCAGTCTCTCTTAACGAACAAGTCTTTGAATATTCTCTTGCTTGATTAAGAGCATCTAATTCTTCTTTAATTGGTTCCAGATATTCTGGATCTTCAGATTGCTTAAAACCAAATGGTATAGTTCTAGCTCTCTTTTTAATCTTTATTGGTTCCACCTTTTTTCTTATCTTTTACAAAACCCTTTAATGTAATTTTAGGTCCAGGATTAAGTGGGCTAAAAGATTTATTAGTAGGTTTAACAGTAAGATAGTCAAGTTCTCCAGAAGCTGATGCTCTATCAGCTAAAGTTTCTGGTTTGACAGGCCCTGTATAGCCATAAAATTTTTTATTATTTCTTTTATTTTTAATCTTTTCTGTCATCTGTATTATCCTTTGCAGGTAATATAAATATTCCATGCATAGCTTTCATATTTATATCTAATTGGTCTTTCTTTGAGATTCCCACCCTATCTAATACAGAGTTGGCAGCTGCTAGACGAATATTAGAGTGTGGTGTGGTCCCGTCTTCGTCTAGTAGGTCTGTTAAACGAGTAGCTGCCTTGGCCGAGTGTGTGGAAAGGTGGGTCTCAGCCAATTCTGTAATCTCTTTTTTTAAATTTCGTACAACTTTGGGATAGCTATGCTCCGAGTACCCTGCTATTCTTGCGGCTTCTCGTGGGTTTCCTCTTGCTTCGCCATAAAGTGCGTCCAGAAACTTCTCTTGCATATCTGTTAAGTTTCTTTTTTGAGTTTTCGTTATAGAAGAATCCATTATTTGCGTTAACTATCTCCATTATTTCCTTAAAAGGAAGTTGTTTTACTTTGTTTATGTCTAGATCTAGCATAATTTGTATATATTATCCGTGATGACCCCTTTTGTTCTACTGAAATGTGCGTGTATGTGTGTCCTTTGAATAATATATAAGTATATTATAGTGCTTATATGCAATTTTGTCAAGTATTTTTTTTAATTTTATTCATATGTGACAATTTGGTACTAGACAAAATTGATAACAGGGTGTATAATGTTATTAGGTACCACCAGGGGGGCCTAACATCTATACTAGACCTATTTATACATACCCCCTAGGGATATTCCAGGGAATATTGTCGGAATATTTAGCCCTGAAATATGGCCCCCAGGTGGTTTACATGGACTTCAGGGATTTTCTGGTAACTGGGTATATCTATCCCCATATAGTGGGGTGTACCCTCGCCATGCCCTAGTGCAAAATCAAGTCAATCGCAAAAAAAATAAAAGGTTGCCCTAGTTTATGGCTTGGGGGTTGCCCTAGGTTTTCCCTAGGTTGCCTTTGGTTTCCACTTGGGGAGAGTTTGGGGAGTGTAAAATTTTGTTAGCTAGTGCAACCTTGTGAACCATTAAATTATTTTTAAGACACGCAAAAAAAAACCCCCCTGCTTTACGAGGGGGGCTTTGGTGTTAGCTTAAATATGGTTAAGCAGTTTTTTTATGTTCTTCTTTTTTTGGTTGAGTGTATTCAACTTTTTTTCCAGTAAGTATTTCATAATTTTTAGGAAACAAGTTTTTGTATGTTGCATGGTAAGTATTCATTGTTGTGTACAACATACCCATTTTAGAGAAGATTTTTTCGTCATGTCTTTTTGTGAAATCATCTTCCATTTCAGCATTTAAAGATTTAATTAACCTTTCAATGTCAGCACTTAAACCCTTTAACTTTGTGCCTGTTCCATCACTTGCTTTATTATCATTAAACCAACTCAAACAAACTTTTTTCATTTCAGCAAATGATAAGTACATAGGTGTCTTTTGCTCATCTTTATTAAGAGTAGGCATATACTCAGTAATGAATTCAGCATTTACTAAAATTTTGCCTTTCTTATTTAGTTTATTGTCAGCAATGATTGGCTTGTCATAATTAGAACTAGCTTTGTAAACTGCTATTGAACAGATTGAACTATCTCTCGCAATTTGCCATTCGTTTTTATTATCTTTTGAATTCCATTTGCCTTTTGGTTTTTCAAAAAATATCCAATCAACGAACCCTTTAACAAATTCTGTAATATCAGCATTTTTAAAGGCGTTTATTTTTTCCAGTGTGATTGTTGAAACAATGTTGTTTCCATTCTCATCTTTTGTTTGATAGTGTTTTTTATATTCAAACTCTTTATTCTTCATTGCTTCAGCTTGAATTAATAAACAGCTATTTCTGTTATTTGAAGAATTTATTTGATTAGTATGTTCTTCACCTACTAATTTTATAAATTCAACTTTCTTTTGGTTTGCATTTAATTTAGTCATTTTTAGACCTTTCTTTTTATTATTGATTAAACCCATAAACTTTTGTTTATTTTTAAATTTAATCATTAATAATTGTTTTAGTTTATTTAATAATTTAAGTCAAATTAATTTATTCCAACGTTGGAATAGTTAAATCAACCCTTATTTTATTAGCTTTTTTATACCCACCCCCTTAATTGCGATTGATAATCATTCTCAATTAATAGCTTTGATATTCCATTTTTGCATAGGGTTATAGGTTGTATTCCATTCTTGCATAGCTGAAGCACTTGAGCCATGCAGAATTGACATACCTCATTTGTAATGTTATATTATAACAATAAACAATTAACAATTTGAGGAGTTAAACAATATGAGTACAAAAAATAAAACAAGTATTGAAATAGAATTAAAAAAATTAAATTCTAATTTTAATACTTTCAATAAAATAATGAGTAGCTTTTTAGTTATTGCTACAACTGAAAGCACATTTAAAAATAAAACTAATAAAGAAATAAAAACAATAGTTCCTGTTGTGAGTAGTACATTAAAAGCAATCAATGAAAGTATATATGACAATTAATACACTTTTATATGGTGGTTTTTTCTTAATCATCACTGGGGTAATTCTTTTTGTAGTTTCAATAATAAAGTTAAGAGAAATAGAGCGAGAAGAATTTAGAAATGAACAGCTACACAAAGCATTTATGAAAGCGAGAAAAATAAAAAAATGATATACATACTAGGATCAATTAACATTGTGATATGGGGATATCTATTGGTATTACTCATTCAATCATTCGTTTGACATTAAGAAATAAAAGGCGTAAGCTATTATTATGAAAACAGAAAGGAGAAATATGCAAACTACATTAGCCACATTTTTTTGGGCTACGATAGTTTTATTGATAATCGCTAGTCTAAGTT